CTATCACTTTCAGCGACGAACAATACAGCAGCCCCAGAAGAGTCAATCAACCTAATTGTATCAACACCGTCTGCGAGGTTTCCGATGACGGCATTTGTACAATCAATAACTGCACTTGCCTTTTGAGAAGTTACTGCGCCAGCAGTGACATAGATGTACTTGTTTTTTAACTCTTGTGCATCATATGCTGCTGTCTGATGGTATCCCAATGCTCCTACGCCTGCTTTAATTTCAACAGGTGTGGTTGGTGCAGTATCCAAGTCGCCATCGGCTCCGGTTGCATACTTTACATCGAAATCTGTCAAAGTGCCATCAGAGATAGCCTCAAGGCAAACCACATCAACAGAAGTTACAATGCCGAATACAGCATCAGTTACCTGACAAGCATAAGCGGCATCAGAAGTTGTTGTTGCAACTGGTAAGCCGTCGGCAGTAGCCTTTGTCTTTAATCCAGCAGTGCTAGATCCTAAATCCAAAACAACATCTGTTATAACCTTTTGCCCTTCACGATGTTGAGTCGCAGAGGAGATCGCATTTTTCATAGCGTCACTTGCACTAATGTTCTTTAATATTCCTAACTTTTCAATAGCAGCTAGTCTTTTTCTTCCTAATCTTTTAATTCCCATTTTATTATCCTCCTTATATGATATATTACAAAAAATTGATTAGAGATCTGCAGGTGCTTCAAATCCGTAGATGTAGATAGCTAACTTTCCAGCGTCGATGTCTGTCGTGTTAGGGTTGCCAGCTACATTTGAGATATAAAGATACCACTCGGCTCCAGAATCTTGCATTCCGCCGGAATCAACACCGATAACTGTGCTGTTAACGCTGCTTGTGTCTTCACCTAAATCGTTACCGATATCTGCTACCATTTCTACTCGTCCTGTGAGTGCAGCCGCTGTGTTTGCAGCGTTGGATGCTACTGTTAAATCATAATCTGCTCCGCCGTCTTCTAAGCATACTACTCTAAATTCAGTAATAATGCCATACTTGGCAGTTGTCAATTGCGTCAAATGTGCTGCGGCTGCAGCCGTTCCAACAGGCTTGTCTGCTCCGCCGCCCTGAATATCTCCAGCGCTGTCGGCACATCCGAGATCAACTAAAATTTCTGTAATAATCTCATTTCCTTGTCTGTGTTGTGTTGCTCTGGCAATTGCTGGTGAAATTCCGGCGCCTGCTTCAAGATCAACTGATTGTCCTTGTTTTTCTACTCCGTAAAGTCTTTTACGTCCTATTCTTCGATTTCCCATAATTAATTTCCTCCTTGAATTATGTTATTGCAATAACTTGATTTTAATCAATGATTGTAGTCCAGCCACTTCGGACTACTCTCTTTCTAGGGTAGTGGCCCCACCCAAGGAGAATAAAGTCAAGTTACTATAAGTAGTTTATATAAAAACAAAAAGCCCCAATCTCAGAAGAGAAAGGGGCTTTGGGTTTAGTGAGTAACTAACTAATCAATGATTAGGAAGCGCCTTCTTCACCAAGGAGTCCACGTACGACAACAAGTCCGTACATATCCGGACGAACCATCTTCTTAGCGTAACGAGTCATCACGCCTTTACGAGGAACGAAGTCCTCAGTTCCGAAGATAGTCGGAGTTACCTGAAGAGGAACGTATGGTGAGTAAACATATCCACTTTCGAGGAATGAGTTACCCTTACGTCCAACCAAGATAACGTTTCTTGGGAAGTATGGATCAACCATAACGTCGAACTTCTTAGAGATAGATCCAACGTTTACAGCGCCTACAGTACCTTTGTCATCAGCGTGAGAGATGTTCGCACGGAATCCAGAGGTGAACTCAAGGATGTTAGCAACTTCTGGAGAACAAACTAAGAAGTTAGCTCCGCCACGAAGAGTCTTTCTGTGAATCTGAGCAGAAACGTCATTGACAGTTTCGATCAAAGTCTCATACCATTCGCTAACAGTACCAGTGAAGTCAGGAGCAGCAGAAGCAGCACCAAGCTCAGCACCAGTTGTACGGCTTACGAACAAACCAGGAGATCTACTCCAGTAATAAGTTGCAGCAGTAGCGCCACTGATAAGATCACCAAGAATCTCACGATCAATCTCAAGAGCAATTTGCTCAGAGAGGATTGAAGTAAGCTCAACCTCAGCATCCAAGTTGTGGTAAGCGTTCAAGTCTTGCCCTAATTCAGGACTCCACTTTGCTTTCAACTTCTTGGTACGAGCGGTGACACTTACAGAGTCAACCTTGATCTCGATTTCTGGGATGTCTTCAGCAGCCTCAAGTCCCCAAGCATCAGCACCAACAACGGCGCCCATGGTAGAAGCCTGATCGAAGTTATCAGCGATGACAAACTCGAGCTTGTCGCTATCAGCACGGAATTCCGATGCTGCTGTAGAGCCGCCGGGGTTTGATGCGCATGCGTAAACTAAAAGAATATCATCTTTTGCAGAACCAGAAAATTGGTTAAGTCGTCGGACTTGTGTTGCAGCAACATTACTAGCACCGATGTTAGCAAGAACACCATGCCCACCGACAGAGTTAGAGTGAACCAACATAGCCAATCCACCTTCAGTAAGATCTGCTTCTTTTGCTGATAATTCGTTAGTATCACTAACACCAACAGAAATTACTTCAATGTAAGTTCCAGAAGCGATATCAGGATCAAACTTAATAATCTTATCCATAGCTCCGCCGTCGCCTGCTTGCCCAGAAAGAACATGAGTTACCAGCAAGTCGGTTGTGCTATTGGCAGCAGCCAAAACAGCCGATCCAGTTGGGCTAGAATAGCCGTACTGCAAACCGTATGGTTGCTTATCTTCATTAATAGACACACCACCGGTAAGTTGGGAACCAACCACGCCTTGTCCGTAGATCGAAGTGTCTCTAGTGTAATCAAGCTTGTCTTTAGCGTCGGTTGCATTGCGCTCATTTGAGAACTTAAAGTCCAAGAAGAAGATAAGTCCACTTGGTAAGCTCATGGGTTGTACACTAACAAGATCGTTAGCGATAAGTCCGCCGAATACACGACGTACGATTGGGAAAGCAACGGCGGCGAAACCTTCGACGTCACCACTACTCATAAGGGAAGCTTCACGAAGAAGTTCCTTTGCTTGGTTCTCGAGAAGAGAAGCCATGTTATTTTTGGCATGATCCGAATCAAGTCCTTCCAAAAGTCCAGTACGCTCCCACTTGTTTAAAAGTGCGGCTCCTTCCTTTGCAAGATCTCGACGAACGATACCTTCAGTTAATTTTTCAACGATAGACATAATAATACCTCCATAATGTAATTTGTCTTTATTTACTTAATGCCTGCAAGTCTTTTCATTCTAGCAGTAGCATTCTCATTGAGAGTCTCCTTTTCGGGAGTACGTCTCGGTAGTGCAGAAGATCTTCCGGCTTTTCTATTAATAGCTTCGCTCAGTGATTGTGGTGCAGACTTGTTGCCTGCCACTGTGCTTTGAAGTGTTTCATAGATTGTCCTTGCTTCTTCCACGGAATGTGCATTAGTCAACGCTTCGACAATTTGTTTTTTCTGTCGCTCATTCAGGGAGGCAGTGATAAGTACACGATTTGAATATAGTAACTTTGCATTAGTGACAATTGATTCTTCCAATTTATCTTTTAATTGCAACGTTACAGATTTAAATTTCTTGTTTTCTGTCTTCAAAGCAGTAACCTCTTCTTCGAGGGAGGACAGAGATGCTTGTAGCTCCTCGTTCTCTTCTTGTGCTTCATCTGACATAGCTTTCGCTAACGCCATATCAATGGCGGTTTCTAATTCGGTATCGGTGATAGCTCCGGCATGCCCTGTGGGCTGTGGATCATAATCGACATTAAGAGCCTCTGCTACCATTCTTTCTAATCCTTGAAGATCATCAGCGTCGATGTCAATTTCATCATCGCTCAAGCCTATCTCTTCGTTATCAGATAAGTCGGCGAGTTGAGAAAGATCAACTTCTACTTGATCGTCATCTAGTTCTGATTCTAGATTGTCCAACTTAGGATCAATATATTGCCCAACCTCATTTTGTTCGGCATCACGCAAAAACTGTGCCAATTCTTCTGGGCTGATGTTAATATCGATAGTGTCACCTTCATCTGGTGTTCCGATATCAAGATCTCCATCCTTTGAAGTAATTGCTTCGCCTTCCATATAAGAAGGAGGAATAAGATTCTCTTCTTCGAAAGTTGTAGGTTCTGCTATCTCTCCGGCGGGTGCTTCTGGTGTTGCATCTAACCCGAGATCGCCGGCAGGTGCTTCTTCTCCCTCTGCTTCCAGAAGGGTGTCCACTGCGGACTTAATTTCTGTAGAATATTTCTCAAGAATTAGCTGTTCTGCGTTTTTGAGGGCTGCTTCTTTCAAGTTGGCAGCGTCAACAATTGCTTGTTTCAATAATGACATTATATAAAGCTCCTATTAATAAACGTTTATCAACAATAAATAGTGATAATATTGAGAAAAGGCAAATATTAATGTTATATAGGGTGTGTTAATACGATCCAGAAGTCCAAGTGATGGTTGCTGGGACACCAGAGTCAACTGAAACAACCGAACCCTTGGCATACCAGTAGGATCCGTCGGAATAGAAATCGATATCAGTGCCCT